AATTGTGTAAGGATTCTACTATTACCGATCCAAGTAGTATTGAACTCCTCATCAAAAAACTTAGTTACCTCCAATACTTCATCATTACCAGTGTTCTGATTCTTACGAGCGTTCTGTTCGTATATGGTAGTATCTTTTTGTCCGTATATTCTATATATCATTTTACCTCCTTAGAATGATTGAGTTACTACCTTACCTCTAATATCGTTATTAGGGAATTTAACTTCAAATATAGATGGGTCTTTAGCAGGATATATTACACCATTCTTTGTAGCGTTACTAATGCTATATTTGTTTGGTGAATAGTTTCCATTGAATCTGTTGAATATCTTTAAACCACCATTTCCTTCTCTGTCAGGTCTGAGAACACTCTGAACACCATCCACTCTGTCTAACATAACATAAAGTTTTGATAGTTGGATTGGTTCACCAATTCTCCAATTGTCAATGTTGAAATAATTCTTTAACTCTTCTATACACCTCAACAACACCTCATTGGAATTGTAGTCAGGCATAACAGTAATTTCAAAATCAACACCGATGTTAATGATATGTGCATCTTTGATGTTGACTGCATCAGTTAACATTCTGTAGTATGAGATATAGTTTCTCAGATTGTTTTTGGTTGCTGGATTCAATCCTACCAAATTCTTATTCAAATCATATCCCAATGTATACAAATTCAATGCCAATGGGTTTGGTATCTCAGATGAGATTGTGGTATTGTCTTTTTTCTTATCTTCGATTTGGTAGTCTTGCATCAAATATGCTTTTGCTACTGAACCGAATTGTGGGGGTAATGCGTAACACCTCATTACATAATCTTCTCTAGTGACAGTTCTGTTCTGTGCTGCGAAGAATGCCATAGCGTTGTTACGAATCTCTTCGTTGGTTTCTTCACTCCTACCACCTCTAGCGGGTTCTGTATTGGTTACAGCTAATGAGTTTCTGATGAATCTGACAACACCACTATCCAAATTAGATTCGTTCTTAAACGATGTTACTACAGATGTAATGTTGGTTAAGTCTTTTGCAGATACATTATCAGATACACCATTACCCACCAAATACTCAACAGTCAATGTTGTGTTTGATGGTGCGACTCCATATGTCTTTGTGTATAAGAAATTCGATGGGTCAATCCCTTGGTCTAAATCACCAACGATGTTGTAGAGTGCTGAACCCACATTGTCAGGGTTAGGAACAATTTCTTCATCTGCGTTCTGAGATATGCCAGCACCAAACTGAATAACCATCTCACCTTTATCTTCCATTCTTGTAATGAATCTCTTTGGAACTCTCTTCAGTTCTAAAAGATATGGTGCGTCACCACTATACTGAGAATAGTTGGTTGAGTTGTCTGAATTGTTTTCAACTTGATTGAATACAGTATCTTGTGCTAAGTAAGGAACGTGCGTCCAAGTGTCACCATCCGAATCTGTTATACTTTTGATTCGAATAAGGTTAGGGTCTTCAATCTTAATCTTATCATAAATTTTTGGTGAACCGAATGTGAATGTTTTACTCTCAATAGTTCCGCTTGATACCTTTACACTTTTCTTCAGAAGATAGTATACGGGTATGTTGTTTGTTTCATCAATCTGATAAACCGTTATTTCTGTAGGACTAAAAGATGATGATACCGAAAAGTCTACTTGACCTTGAGCTATAAAGTTTACATTGTTGTTTTGTGATGAACCAACTTGCATCCCATCTTCAATTGTCATAGCATAATCGAAATCAGGTGTAACATCGTCACCACTTCCTTTGGCGGGAACTAATTGGAATACATCTAATGTAGTTGTAGCAGGAACAAAGTTCTTTGGCTTGTATCCATATGCTGATACAATATTGAATAGGTTTCGGTTTTCTTCTGCTGATAGTAATAGAGATTCTCTTAATTGTGTATCTGTATAGAATGATAAAACATCACCCACATATGATGCCATCTCCATAAACATCATTCCTGGAGATGATTCGTTGAAATCATTATATGTATTGGGGAAATATGTTTTGGTGAAATCAACTAAGTTCTTTCTGAACTCACCGAAGTCCCTTCCTAATAGTGATACATCTTTTTTTACTAAATCGTTATTAGCCATCTTACTACCTATTCTACAGTTGTTGTTCCAGCAGAATCAACAAACACTACTATTTGCTGATTAGCTCCTTGCTCAGTAACTCTAAATGATAATTGTATCTTTACATAGTTTCTGTCAGGTTCTGTATCAACAATGATATCATCAATAATTATGTATGGTAACCATAAATTTATATCTTCTCTTAAAGATTCGGATAACCTATCTGACAAATCCAATCCGATGTTCTCAAATAACAATGAGTACACATCCGAACCGAATTCTGGTTGAAATGGTCTTTCACCTTTTCTTGTTAAGAGTAAGTTCTTTAAGTTTGAAACGGATTGTTCTTCAGTAGTATAACTTAGATTAAACAAACCACCAAGCTTTCCATATGGTAATGTAACTCCAACTGCTACATTATCATTAAAGTCTATAGGGTTGTATCTATATTCAGTCCGTTCCCGCATTTATCATTTTCCTTTCTTAGCATTAATAGTTTTCATTAATGCAGAATAATCTCGTGTCAATGCGTCACCTACAGCAGTACCTTCGATATTTGTGTTGATGGGTTCTCCATCAGGTCCTGTCATTGGTGCCATTGTTTGTGCGGTAGCTACACCATCACTATACCCAATCATCTCAGCCATTTGTGCTCTGTTGAATCCTTGTGCTTGTTGTGATGTGTATGGATTACCATCTAAGTTTCTCCACTCACCATCGTTTGCAGTTTCATTTAATATACCATTCAACATTACATCATCTGAAAATTTGGTTTGTGGTTTTTGCGTTTCTTCACCTAAGACTTCGAATAAACTTACACCACTCTTTTTGGTGGATGGTTGTTTTACTCTACTTTGTTCTACTGGTTTAGATGCCTTTACAACCTCTGTGATGATGGGTTTGAGTTCATCTCTAACCACCTTTCTAACTACCACCTCTAATAGTTTTGCTAATTCTTTTGGTTTCATAATATTATGTTTTTATATAAATATCAGAATGTTTTGTTTTGTGATGATATCACTACTGCTTCATAGACTTCAAACTAGCAACTGCTTTGGATAAAGATGCGACATTGATTGGGATACCAAGTCCCACCATCACAGATGCAGCTTTTGATAGTTCAGTAACCACTACTTCTAACTGATTGAATATCTCATCCATATCAGCTCTCCAACTTTTCGTAGATATGTTTACTGATTTTCCACCACTAATTAAAACTGAGTCTGACTTTGAATTGATTACCACTCTGTCTGAATTGAATATCAGTTGTGGTTTGTTATATGAGTTTTGTGGAGTTACTCCGAATGTAAACTTATTAGATGGTTCTAACTTTATCTTTTGCGATGAACCCATCCATATAGATGATAAGTCTTTGTTGACATCCTCAACACTAAATTTATTGTAAGAACCACCATCTCTACCATTTGACAATATGGTTATGGGGTCAGATGCATTTGACGATTCCCACGATGGACTTTGTGTGGTATCTGATTCTTTTGGCGAGTATCCAAATCGGAGTGAGTGTCCGAACCTACCTTCTAATAGAACATCACCGATGAATGGTTGTAATGAACCAACATCAGTTCTCTCCTCAAATCCTTTACCTAAACTTACTTCTGATTTCTTACTTATGTTAGGAGTGCCTGTGAGAGTTTGTACATATGTGGAAAGTACATTCGTACTCCGTTGAGGTACAGCACCTGCAGGTAATGCATTATTATGTACATTTAATTGTACAGCAGTTGATGATATGTAATATTGTTTGGCTCTCCGACTACCACCACTCGCTTCTGCACCCAATGAGGATATGAGTATTACACTCTCTCCTATTAGTGGAATTCTTTTTATGTTTACATCAAGTGGATATGCAACTTCAGACCGACCTGAACCTTTTGAGGTTAGAACTCTTACACTATAAACCTCATTGGGATTATCATCTTTTAAATTTATAGATTGTATTGTGCCTGTTTGGAATGTACTCATTCATCATCTCCATCATTTTTAAGAGAATCTATTTTTGCATCAATCGCTTTTGCGTTTTCTAATAGTTGTTTCTTTTCATCATCTGACAATCCTAATCCACCACCATCTTCAGAATTTGCATCTTTCATCATACGCTGGACGATCGCTGCAAGTTTTACAATCTGTTCATCGTTCTTTACAGATACCTCCATATATTCTTTTATCAATGGGACTACAACCGTTGCATCATTGATGTTTTTAACCAATGGTTCTAATTGAGCAATAAGAAGTTTCAACTGCCTATCTTTCTTCTTTGAGTTAGTGTAGATATCAGCCATAATATCAGAGAATGTTTTTCCCTTAAATAATTCAGTATCCTTATCCATCGATTCCCTTTAACTTATACAACATATCAATGTGTCCAAATTTATTGTATTCAGTATATAACTCTGCGTAAATATGTTTCATCTTACCCACTACTTTTGTTATGTACTGAGTATGGACTCCTGTCCTCTCTCTAATAAGTATGTAAAGTGCTTTCTTATTGTAAGAGTATAAGTCATTCCTTGTTTTGAACAACTCATTTATTGAATCAGCAATTGCCCTATCTCTATCCTTAGAGAAGATATCGTCTAAATGATAATCGATGTACTGAGTGTAGTGGTCGATGAAGTCTGATTTGGATTCTTTCATCTGTTCACTAACAACTTCGTTTACGATATTCCTTGATGAATCAACTACATCCAAACCTTCTCTTGATTTCATCCGTGCATAGTTGGCATTGTTTTCGTTGAATAAATAATTTCTAGCTACTACCGTAAAGTAAGAAAATGCTCTACCATTTTCACCATTGAACTTATGAATCTTTTCATTTAAAAATGCCACTACACTTGCTTTGACATCTTCGTATGGTATATCGAAGTAATAAGTTTTGTAGGTATGTATTACATTCTCTGATAACTTATCAAACGGGTAATGTATGAATCTATTGTATATTTTATTCTTTAGTCTATCGTCATCACAATTATTGTAGGCATTTATCGCCATCTCAGTAATAGTGGTGAAATATCTTTTATTCTTCCTTTTCCTCGGCATCTAAATTGAATTCTTCATTTAATTGTTCCAATGTGGATTTAATCTCTTCAAAAATATATCCACTCTCATCATCAGCCTCAAACGAACCCAACCTATCTACCTTAACCATTCGTTCATATGCATCCTTCATTGACGAATATGCATCAACCAAATATTTATCGGATGATTCTATATCATCTTCTAATCTTTCATTCTTTCGAAGTAAGTTAAATGTTGTGAATCCAAACACTAAGGTTAGGGTTGATAGTATTACTATTGTCAGTATCATAATTAAGCTTCTTCCACATCTCCAAAGATAGATTTGAAATCAATCTTCTCTGGCATGGTTACATTTTCTAATTTTTGTTTTTTAGTTGGTCTACCACCTACATTCTTAGTGGTAACTTGACCTTGCTTTAGTTTCAACCACCTCTCATTCTCAAATCTAGCAGCCATAATATCAGCCTGGTGCATTACGAATGGAAGTGATGTTTTGAGTGCGTTGTCTTTGTTATATGCAATGTAGTACTCTTTATTGGAGTCATCATACAAACCATCTGTAAGTTTGATGCCCAACCATTCAACTTCAGAACATTTGATTCCAAAATGATTCAACATCCAAAAGGTTCTGTCATTCAGATTCATCCAATGCATTGTTGGATTGGTTTTGTAAATCTTACCCTGATTCTCAATATGCCATTGTGAATCATTTGGGATGTACCAACTCTCATCTGCATTACCAACCTTACCCAAGTCGTGATGGAGGGCAGTAAAGATTACATTCTCTTTTGTATAATCACCAATACCCAATCCAAGCTCCTCATACATATCGAACACTTTGACAGCGTTTCTCGTAACTCTGAGAACGTGGTCGATGTATCCACCTGCGAAAGCATTGTGGAAATGTTCAGTTGATGATGCAGGAGTTAATACAATTCTGTCTTCAATGTGGTCATACATCTTATTAAGGGATTCTAATCTATCCCCTGTGAATGTTTGATTGATTAACTTTCTGAACTTTTCGTAGTTCTCTTGGATTTGGGTTTCGTCCAAAATATGTACCATAACTTTTAGTTTTTGTTTAATACAGATAACAACTCACTCTCTCTGTAAATGTGGTATGTGTCTTTACCATTTCTATGTTTGAATCCAGTTCCTTCCAATAGGACTGTATCACCAACCTTTACACTCATTGGGATTGCGTCCCCAGTTTGTGTAAACAATCCGTTACCAACTGCGATAACTTCACCTAACATAGTTGTTTCTGAACCAGATGGTTTATATAGACCACCTGATGTTTTTTCATCATGCCGTTTTACAATCTTAATAACGACTCTATCACCTAAAGGTTTGTAGCTCCATTCCATAACTTAAATTATTTTATCTATGATTCCTAATTCCAATGCTTCTGACGATGATAGGAAATAATCATTCTGTTGATTTGCCTCCCACCATTTTTTATCTTTCTTTGTACACTCTTCCATAATAGTGTTACAATCATCTTCCAATTGTTCTGCGAACTTTGCATTCGATTTGATGTCACCTAACTTACCGAAATTGATTGTTGATAATTGGTGAACCATAATCTTTGAATGTTTGGAAGCTGCTCTAACACCAGTCCCAGCAGCTAATAACAATGCAGCAGCACTCATAGCTGAACCCCTACATACCATATTTGTTTTGATACCTTCGTTGGTATTTAATGAACGAATATAATCAATCAACCCTAATGTTTCTACAACATCTCCGCCAGGTGAATTAATCAATAGTGTAATGGTTTTTAAATCAGGGTTTATCTTTCTGAGTAATCTTACTTTTGAAATGATATCGAATGTTAATCCCTGAATAATATCGTCTTGAACTAAAATGATATTATCTTTGATATCCAATCCGTAATCAAACTCCCTAAACTCTTGAAACCACTTTTCTTTTTCAGATGGGGTGGTGGAATAATTTACTTGTGCGTCACCACTTGTAGTTCTCCCCTCATTATATAAATCACTCATAACAATATATTTTATATCAGTATATTAATACAAATATACGAATAAAATTTGAATTAACCAAATTATCCTCTACCCTCATTTATAGCTACTGAATCACTATACCTTTTTCTGACAGGTTGTGGGGACGTTACTTTTTTAATTTGTTTTTCTTTCTTTGTTTCTTCAACAACTTCTTTTGTTGCTTCAACAACTTCTTCCTTCCCTTCCGTTCCTTCTTTTTCCACTTCCTCTGAAAGTATTCGAACCTCCTCGATGCTTTCATCATTAGTCTGTGTGTTATCTCCACTACCACTATCGTTATCACTAATGTCGCCACTACCAATACTACTTCCATCTTCTTTCCTGTTTATAAGTTTATTTAATGCAATTACCATTGAGATTGCCAATGGGTCGAATACAAATACAATAAGTAATGTAAACCAATTAACAATGATACCCATTGGCTTGTTTGTAATTTCAGAGATGTATCTCAATGGCCCCACCTCTGCTGCTATATCATTGTTTGACTCTAAATCTAAAATCTGTAAATCCATTTTAGTAATTGAATCTGTCAGAGATTCCATCTTCTGTGATACACCATCCCTTTGGGATTTCATATCGTTGAGTTGTTGTGTTAATACTCTACGTGTAGAAGATGAGGTCGTTGTGATGATTTGACCTGTTTCTTTATCTTTGTACTGAATGGTATTATTAGACAACCCAATGGTTAACTCTGATATAGAATTATTCAGTTGTTGTTTCTCTAATTTGTATCCATCTAAAGACTCTATAAACCTATCTCTTTTCAATTCAATTACATCCACCTTCTTATCAATAACATTCAATTGGTCTGCTGTTTTCTGATAAGCTGATGTGAGGAATCCATAGATACCTGCTGATGTAATACCCATAAGTGTTACCAATGCAATCGTTAGATACCATTTCATCCACCCAGCTGACTTCCAATTATTGTGGAGGTATGATGCTAATATTAATTTAGCAAACTCCAATGCTGAAGCCATAATAATGACTTGAAACTTAGCACCAGCAAACAAAGTACTTAATCCAAATACAGAGTAATATGCTGCTGTACCAGCCAATGTTAAGGTGCTGATAGTCATTAATACAATGAACCAAAACTTTTTTGAAAATATTTTGCTATTTTTTAGTTTCATTAAATTCCTGAGTTGTATTTATATCAAATTCTTTCTTATATAAAAGAATGGAGTTGTTTATCAACAACCCCATATAAATATCAAAAAGAAATTAATTAAGATATTACAACAAGCTAAACGGGATATTATGCGTTAACGCCTCTGTACTCTAAAAGGGTTAATTCTTTAGCTTTTGCTTCTACCATTACATCTACATCAAGTCCATAAGTGTTAATGGTTTCAGAGATATAATCTGAATGAGCTTGTGGTTTGATAGTGTCATTGTTCTCATGTAGTGACTTACTCTCAGAGTAGTGAACTACAGGTTTGATATCACCCCAAGTACTTGCAGCCAGCTTGAGTGCTTCTTCTTCAGACAGGTCACCAGTACAGAATTTGTGGTGGTGATAATCAAAGACAATAGGAATACCAATCCGTTCGTGAATGTACATCAAATCTTTTACAGAGTACATCGTAGCTTTGTCATCGTTCTCTACAGTCAATCGACTCTGAACAGATTCTGGCAATCGTTCGAAGTTCTTACAGAACCTATCCATAGCTGATATCTTATCACCATAGACACCATTACAATGGATGTTGATTTTGTTGTATGGTGTACGGGATAGTCCCATAAGGTCAAACACCTCACCATGTATAGAAAGGTCAGTAATAGTGTTCTTAACGACTTTCTCATTGGGGGACACCAACACATTGAATGGGCCAGGATGTGATGTCAGGCGATGGCCATATTTGTTAGCGAGAACACCTGCACCAGCCAACAGATTTTTGATACGATTATAATGTGGTAGGTCTGATAGAGGATACTCAGAAGACCAGGGGAACATATTTGAACTCATTCTAAAGAACTTAATGTTGTTCTGTTCGTTCCACTTAATAATCTCAATTAAGTCTCTTACATTCTGTATACTGAGTTCAGATGCGTAAGGTATACCTTTCTGTAAGAAGGTTCGTTTAATCATACTACGATTAGTAGTAACACCTTTCTTACCCAATGTCATATTGATACACGCGTATCCTAAATTACCCATAACTACGATTTGATTTTTTTAAGTTCGTTGACTACATAAAGATAGTTCACCATACCCACAATGAAACCAACGGGGAATGATGATATCTGAAGTAAGTCCATACACATATATGTACTCAGTAGTACAAAGTTGATTCGCATAGCGGCTTTCGCTTCGTCAGTAAATTTAATACCCATAGTTAAATACCCATTTGTTCTAATACTACCAAATAACCAATTGTCGCAAGTGCACATACAAATCCCATTGCAGTACAAATGGCGACAAACTCTGCGACTTTTAATGCTGTTTTCATCGTTTTTATTTACATAGTAAATATAATAAAAAAAGGGGACTTATACAAGCCCCCTTATGTTAAGTTTGTGTTAATTAATCTATCGGTTCGACATCTATAATACTCCTACAAAAATAATAGAATGGTTCTTTCTTAAAAACTATATCTGATTGTAGATGAGTTTTCCATGCATCTACTATAGGTCTATGATCTATTTTTACTCTTCTTAAAACTAAATATAATTTATCCGATACTTCTATAACTTGTTTATGCAACACTTACTTAACCTTTACCTCAACCACCTTGCTTTTCATTTCCTCTTTCTTAGGAATGGTGATAGTTAGGATACCGTTCTTTGCTTCAGCTGAAACTTCTGCAGCATCCCATACATTACTCAGTGTGTATGATTTATCAAAAGACCTATCTTCTGTACAACCACTTACTGATAATACATTGTTTTCGACCTTTACATTCAAGTCTTTCTTTGAGAATCCTGGAACTTCGAATTCCATAATTAGATTATCATCCCCAACAACCATCGATGTGTTCGATGAATTGTCCCATGTGCGATATGTAATATCCATATCTCTAAGTAATCTTTCTAATGCAAACATAGTAACTCCGTTTTTAATTTTAAATTTACAATTGGTATTGTTCAATCAATGTACCATTCCATAAAATGGACAAAATGTCAGTTTAGTGATATCGGATTTGTCTCACCAACAAATTTACATCTTACTAATACATCATCACCATCGAATAATACTCTCTTATTAGACACCAACAAACCATTCATAACCATATCACCTAGAACCTTATCTAAAAGTTCTATGTCAGTTCCTCTCAAATCTACAGAGTCTTTATCGAATGATACAATGACTTGATGTCGTATGCTTTCTTCTTCCTCTTCGAACTCAATCTCAAATGAATCATCGAATACATTGGTTTCTCCATTGTACTCATGCACAAAGTCTCCCACCATTAAATCATATAGATACATTAACTTATCTACATCATCTAAGCTGGAGAAGAAATTGAATTCACCGTCATCCCAGTATTCAGAATTTGCCATTATCGATTCCGACTATATTGTTTGTTAATCTCATGTGCCAACCACGCAGCGTCATTGGACAATGTTTTAAAGTAAGACTCACCCAACATATACAACTTCAGTTGATGAAGTCGTTTGTCTGAATCGGATTCAGATTGTAAGATTTCGACAATCTTACTTTTGTATGGGTCTTCTATCTTATGTATACTCATTGTTTATAAATATTAGAATTTAACCTTTCCTTTGTACACTTTGTTCAAATACTCTAATGTTTCTTTTGTCAAAAGTTTATTGGATTCATATAGAGTACCAATGATAACATCAATAAACTTCATTAGATGTGTATACTTACCACCTGAGACATTAGATACTCTATTTGATAACTCTATCAATCTTTCTTGCGTTTTGTGTCTGTACTCTTCTGAAGACTCCTCATTGGTGTACAGATATCTGTCCTTTATATATCTTTCACAAAACCAAATTGTTTGTAAGTCGTCTTTAGATACTGCTTTTCTATATATCGTATCGACAAACTCTTCTAACAATAAGATATTGGGAACAGAACTTTTAAAGCTCCTATACTCAACTATTTCCATCGCCTCCTTCATATCAGGATCGTCCCGACTTAATTGGTCGAAGAGTTCATCTTTTTCAAACATATCAGAATAGTCCTAACCTAATTTTTTGCTTATGTGTACTTTGTGCGTTCTCTAATGTTTCGATAATCTTATTGCACTCAGAGTATGTCAAATCAATAGAGTGTTTTCCAATCAACAAACTACCAATAGACAAACCTCTATCTGTATAGTTTGATTCGTTGATAGCTGAACTCAGTTCAAAATCAATTGAGTTAAAGTTCTTACCTAACTTCTTTAATCTATCTCTATCTTTGTCTTGGGTTGCTCCACCCATATTGACTCTACCTCTCGGCTTTGATGAAAACTTTTTCATAACATTGTAATTTAATATTAGTGATTTACAATAAATATGAAAGTAGAATTAATCAAAGTGATTATCCACGTTTATTTCTACGAGATATTCTGTGAAATCTTTTTTCAAATGATGCACTATCCAATCTGTTTGGATGTGTTCTCTGAATGTTCTGATTTATTTTGATGGTATCATTCAATACTGACCATGCGTTATACACATCCTTTTGTGGTGGTATCATATATTCAGACATAATACATTTATCAGTACCAGTAGAAACATAGTACATACCATCATTAGTCATTTGAGTAGTTGCTTTAGGATACACCTTTAGTACCCTCTTCTTCATCAACTTAAACTTCTTGTTCTCCACTTTGATTTGATTTATTGAACAACCTGGTTGCGGTGCTGTGTATAAATACTTCAGATGTTTGGGTGTCTGTTGGTACATTCTCATATACCTTACCCTCTTCAGATTTTATTGTATATACAAAACTATCTTTAGATACCAACACCTCTACGATATTACCAACCTTTAAAGTATCGAATACACTAAACACCACAGTTGAACCAGATACATACACCATTTAGTCTCCTTAGTTGATTACCTTTATAATCTTTGTTTCCAATACTGATGTAACTTCGAATGTAAGACCATCGTTCTTAAATTCTTCATGCACCTTTGTTTCAGCATCTGTAACCGATACCGCGTGAACACAATATTGTTCTGTTGTTTTCTTTTGGCGACCTTTACTATCTGTTGTAATCACCTTTACTTTTGCAATGTAGTATTTCATAGCTTAGTTGTTATATTTGATGTTAAACTCTTTTTCTAATTGTTCTTCTGTAACCAATTGGTAGTATCCATTACATTCACCCAATTCCATATCTTCAACGATGATGTGATAATACGCAACCATCTTCTTACCATCGTGCTGCCTACCAGCAGGAATTACAATCGATTGGATGGGTAGTTCTGTACTCTGATATTGTTTAAAGTTTCGTGGCCCTACTTCATCCTCACCCTTATTGAGTCGTTCTCTTAATTGATGATAGTAGTTACTATCCATCTCATCCCAATCGGGTGTATTGTATGATTGGTCAACCTCTTCTAATGATTGAGAAAGTGCATTCCAATACTCATCAGGCAACACATTATCTAAATCATATGTGTGTTCGTATACAGAATCTTTGACCTGTCTTATTTCATTCAATGTTCTTTCTTTAGCCATTGTAATCTTTATTTAGTGAGTAAGTAAGTTCACCATCTTCATCGTGGACTCTACTTACAATATTCTTTTCTACCAACCCATCCATTGTATTAGTTACATTCTCCGATATAATCTCCGAAGATATTTCCTCTGCTATAGTAAACAAAGATTCTAATGTATGACCTAAATCATTTGATAGGTTAATACTCTTAACTGAATTGTAGAAGCGTGGTCTAAACTTATGTTCATCAATCCACTTATTCTCAAAGAACCCATCTTCTCTAAGAGTCTCAACTACAATATTTGTTAATTCTTTTATATCCATAGAATTTAATTTGTGATAAATATACAAAAAATAAAGTTATTATCAAAATCAGTTTTAAAAAAACCCCACCTGAATGGTGGGGCTCTTAACTCCAACCGATGTTGTTAGAAAGGATTGGTCAAATCTTCAGTTTCAGTATTGAAGAGATTGTCCTCATCAGTTGACCCAACGAACTTCTGAACGAATTGTCGGATGTAAGTCCGTTCGGACGAAGCACCTCCCGCGTCATCGAAGAGAGGGTAGATGGTAATCTCAGCAGCCTCATCGAGTGAGAACCCATCGTAGAGGAGAGAACCAATCTCTACCGCAGTTCGGGTAGATAGTGAGTTGGTCAGTTGAGGAGTTTCTTTCTTAACCTCACTTCGGGTCATCGAAGTAATCTCAGCAACCGCATTGACCACAGACTCATCAACCGATGGGTACATCATCCGAAGTAGTTCAGACTCTTCATCTTTGGTCAGAGTATCCATCTCAATGATGGTGAATCGGTCAATCATCGCCCTATCCATTTGTCGAGTCGATGTGTACTCATTACCGATGTTAGCGGAAGCGATGAAGGAAACACCATCAGCCACTTTGACAACAGGCGAATCAGCCGCCTCATCCAACCGAAGGTATCGTTGACCAGCATCCAACACCGTCATCAGAATGTTGTGAGCTTCAGGGTGAGCCCGGCTAATCTCATCCAACACTACCACAGTGTTTGGAGTCTGAATTGCTTTGACGAAAGGTGATGGGTTGAAGACCGTACCTTTGTTGGTGTCGAATTGGGTATTACCAATCAGAGTTGCTCGGGGGTCTTGCGTTGAACCCAAGTTGAAGATTTCCATTGTATAACCCTCAATCGAATTGGCGGCTGCTTTGGCGGCCATCGTCTTACCACAACCAGCAGGGCCGGTCATCATAATGTTCTTACCACGGATGATGTTTCGGATAAGATACTTCCACTTCAACTCACTCATAAACAACATTCGGGGTTTCAAACCCTTAGCCTCCGTATGGATGAAACTGAGGAAGTTGTCTTCCATTGGCTTCTCAACAGGTTCAGATGGTGGAGTTTCGATGGTCACCATTTTGAAAACCTCCAAACCACCATTTGGTTTGTTGAAGTTTCCAACAGGCTCAGCCCCATTGAACTTCTCACCTGGAACACGACCGAACTCTAATGTTCCGTTAGACAGAGAACCTTTCACCCTAGCTTTGAAACAATACTTAGAAGGATTGTTAGCAGCGGCAACTGCCCGTTTGTAGAGTGAACTACCCTTCTCATTAATCACAGGCACCATAAACTCAGTACCATTCGAATCAACGAGAATCAACTCTTTGTTGTCATTACGAACAACTTTGAGGAATACATTTCTTTGTGCTTTCGCCATAATCTATTGTTTGTTTATCGGTTTATTATCTCTCTCAATTACAGTACTAAAGTAAGGAATCTTTTTGTAACTTCCAAATCTCCAATGTTAAGTTTGTGTTAACTTTTAGATTCATCACTCAAACATTTTGTTCAGAGTCTTCGCCAGAGGAATTAGAGATGTTACATCGATTCGTTGTGCACCCTTACCATACATAGCTTTGAAGTTGTCCATTGCATAACCATAGTCTGTGATGAAGTAGGACATAACTTTTACACCAGCCATATTCATCTTCCGTACTTGCTCCGCTGTATGTTTTATAGCATACTCACCTGAGTAGTAGATGTCGTTGTTATCGAAGCCCGGCTGACCATCTGAGAAGTTGATGAAGTAAGAATCAACACCTTTGTTGGTTTTTACAATGTCATCAAGGATAGACTCAAAACACAAACCTTCAGGAGTAGTACCATTGGTATCAAGATACTTAAAGAGTTGTTGAATCTTTGATATCTTATCTTTCCTACTATCGTATGCAATCAGAGTAAGTGGTTGGTAATTGTTGCCACCACTATGTTGGATACTTCGGTAGGAGATGACCACATCAAGGTTGGAAGTCATTGAAGCCGCTTTAGCGATAGCCACCGCAGCCACCTGAGCGTTGTCCCAATTAGAACCATTCATAGAACCACTAGCGTCAATCGATATGTGAACGAATGCCGGCTTGTGTTTGTTAATCACAGTCTGGTCGAAGATTTGTGTATTACCCATACCCAACTCATGCAGTAGTCGACCTGAGATTCGACCATTCTTCATTCGGGGAGTAATCAACGAACGCTCTTCAGAACGAACCTTCAATCGCTTACCCAACTGAATACCAATCTGAATACCTTTGTTGATGTTCTGTTGGTTATTGTCTACACGCCAATCATACGAACAAATCATATCGATGGTTTTGGAATCGACAAGCTGCTTGGTGAAGTTACGAACCACAATAACAGGCGTTGATGTGTTCTTTCTGTAGTAGTGTTGACCACCATAAGTAGACCCAGCCTCTTTCTGCTCAATTCCGGCATTGGATAGAGTCTTCAACTTTTCGTTCTCAGTCTTACTTACTTTCTTCTTTGTGATATCACCATCTTGAAACTTCTTTTGCTTCTCAATAGCTTTCTCAAGTTGTTTCTTCTGTCGGTCAGTCAAATCAGGCACATCTGAAGAACCCTTACCTCCACCACCATTGGAAGAACGATTGGGTTGACCACTCATCACATCATCACCTTCAGCATCACCATCAGAGTCATCCATACCATTGGATGATTCGGTTGACTCACCACCACTACCTTCAGTATTGTCACTACCATTGGTTTCGGATGAATCACCACCACCATTCATATCTTCAGAAGAATCACCTTCAGAACCATTACCACTATCATCATTGTTGTCAGACTTTTGTGGGGCTGGGATTGAATCTTCAATCACTTTGAAGACTTCAGCAGCGAGGGTGAATGCTTCATAAGTATTTTTGAGCCGACCAATGTTCTTCAAATCAAGCATCTCCCAAACCTTTCTCAACATTGGAAGTGCATCCAAATCACGATGCGCGTTGGTGATGTTGATGATACGGAACATATAGGATTCCCAATCATTAGTACGATACTCAGAAGACTGAAGACCTTTGTCAACAATCTTAGCGTTGAAGTACTTATCGTACATAGAGTGGTAGTACCCTTTGTAGCCAGGTGAAGTAGTGTAAATGTAATTGTCAATACGGCGGTCTTCAATGACATTCAGTAGGTTCTTTAGAATACCAGTGATGTGTTCTGTTGCCTCTGAGATGTGCATCCCACCATACTTCTCCATCAACTCTGTGATGTAAGTAGCATTTATAGGATCGGGATACTTACCAATCTGAAGGTCTTTAAGCGTATTGAAATCAGTCAGTTTGATGTGAGAACCTTCGTGTAGTGCTAGACCCACAGTAGGGTCAAAGTCCTTATCGTCCATCTTAGCTGAGATGGTAACTGATTTACCATCCGTATAAGAATCACCCCCACGTTGGTCAAATGTAACATTAATATTCTCACCCGTTACAATGTTAACGAAGTTAGATACTGCCCGCTTATAAGAAGCGAGAGCGAGAAGATTATTTTGTTTGGATTGATTATCATTGACAATAGTAGAGTCATCATCAAAGAGTCCATCCTTTAACCAATAGGAGGAGTATTTAGTATTGTCTCTCATAGTATCTCTCATTATTACTTTGTAAATGTAACAAAAAAAGGGGACTTATCCAAGTCCCCATATGTTAAATTTATGTTAAATTTTAAGATTTATCTATTTCCAATGTGATACCCCACTCTGTATGATACAGCTCATAGGAGTTAAACCGATTGTCCATCCTGCATATTTTGGTGAAATCATATACATTGATTTCCTCATCACCATCCCAACCCATTATAGAGTTGTGTTGGTAGTCGATAGAACAATCTCCTAGCTTATCTTCTAAGAATAACTTTCGTGCCTTATCACCAAAGTGGCTATAATGAATGTGTATTACCATTATGTATAGTGTTCCAATTGGTCTTCATTAAAGATGTGGAGTAATCCATACTCATCCATCTCGCCTACTACTCTGATTCCTTTTGAGGATTCGAATACTGATACGATCGTACATGGGAATTTATACCCTTTTGGTTTGAATGCCTTATCTCCGATTTTAAACTTTGTGTCTTTCATATTAATTTGATAATGGTGCTTTAATTGTTGGGTGTGATTGATAGTCGTTAATCTCATAATCGAACTCACCATTAAGAATATCCACATTGGATACCTCTATTGTAGGTAGTTCAAAAGGAGTACGACCAAGTTGTTCTGTAGCTTGTTCTATGTGATTGGTGTAAAGATGTACATCACCTAAGTTACCAATCAGTTCATCAGCAACCATATTAACTTCCCAAGCTAATAACTCCAATAACATTCCATAGGAAGCAATATTGAATGGAAGACCTAAAAATGTATCTACACTTCTCTGATTCCACATTAGTGAGATTGCTCTGGTTGGGATGTTATGTTTTTCATAATCTTCACCATTTATGATATCATCTGTAAATCTAAAATCATTTTTAGATAAAGCATACTCCATTCTTTCTTCCATATTCAGCTCTCTTGTATAAACTTGGAATCCATAATGACAAGGTGGGAGAGTCATGTCATCCAATTGACTAACATTCCAAGCATTAACCATCAACCTTCTTGAGTCTGGATTTGTTCTAAGTTGTTGAATAAGTTTTTCGATTTGGTCAAAATCATTTGGATTAGTACTATAGGGATGCCCTCTCCAACTTCTCCATTGTTTACCATAGATAGGGCCTAACTCTCCCCACTTTTTAGCAAACTCATCATCGGTTTTAATCTTATCGGTGAACTCACTTCTTGATAAAACAAAATCATGTGGAGGTATGCCTGGTGTAGTTTCTTTATCTAAGTATGCTTTATAAGCATCACCATTCCAAATATTACATCCATTCTCCACCAAATACTTAATGTTGGTATCTCCTTTCAAAAACCATTTGAGTTCGGTCATCATTGTTTTGATAGCCATCTTCTTTGTGGTAATGAGAGGAAACCCATCCTTCATATTGTGTCTGATTTGTCTACCGAAAACAGACAGAGTTCCTGTACCTGTCCTATCTTCTTTACCAACACCACCTTCCAACAATTCGTTGAGTAGAAGATTATATTGATTGTCTAAGTTATTCATCGTTACTCGTTTTGAATTTATTATGTGCTCTTTCAGAAATGGGGATAGCATCACCTTGCTCATCTATCCTAACAAATGTCATATTGGTTGCAAGTATGGTATTCTGTTTTCCATTATATACATTATGAGAACGAGCCTCCATCTTCAATGTGATAGATGTAGTTCCTATGTTTTGGACACTACCATATATCTTAACCAACTGACCTTCTTTGGCAGGGTTATTGAAAACACAATGGTCTATAGACTTAGTTACCATACGAGGAGTATCACAATACTCTGCACAGAATGCAACAGCAGCTGCATCTAACCAAGCTAACAACTTACCACCAAATAGGTTTCCGTGAAATCCTAAATCTGATTTCTTAATTGGATGTTGAGTAATGTATATCATATCAATACTTATTCAGTTGCTCTTCCATCCTATTCAACAAATCCATAACTTCAAATGTTGGGTTTTCTGAATATATACCATTTAAGATACTGACAGCATCAAACAAAAGATTACTCATATTCTGTTTTGATTTCCGTTTGGAATGTTGAACATTAATTTGTTCGATTCTGTAGAGATGGAATATAACCTCATCCACATTTCTAAGTTTCTCTTCGTACTTAGATATGCGAGAATCTACGAATCTGTTTTTTGTAGAGGTATCATTAGGAACATATCCTTTGTACAACTCATCCAATCTACCTTTTAGGTATTGGACTTCCATTAGTTTTTCTAAACTCTTATAATCCACTATGTATGTAATTAGAGCGGGAGGGTGGCAACTGCCCCACCTCCTTTTGACTGGATGTCAAACGGGTTTCTCTTAACCCCTCTCCCGCATTTTAAGTTTTATCTTTTGGATTACTGAATCGTCAATTTGATTTTCAATAGCAGTATCCCAAATCGTTCTCATATAGGTCAAATGGTGTGGTTGTATATCAAACCCATAATCGTCATCAGAACCTCTATCGTTTTGAGAACCAGTAATCAAAGCATTTACAATATGTATGTCACCATCATCAAATGCGATAGTATTGTTCATCAATTCTTTTAGAATGTGAATTTTATCAGTTATATTTACACTTTCCCATTTCATTGGTACAAATATACAAAATATTTTTTAATTATCCAAATGGTTTTTGTAGAAGATATAATATCTTACTAATCATATTAGTGAACAAAGCCAACCCAACTCCCATTACAAAGGATGTGTTGTTGGTAATCTCCGATTGTAGACCAAATGTCCAGCTGATTGATATTACACCTGTACCTACTAACATAATCATAATCATACCCATCGTTGTATGTGGGTGAACTTTAGGTACTACATTAAGTACCATCTTATTAAAGAATACCATTGGTATTACTGAAGAAAGTCCTATCAAAAAATCCATATCATTTATTTTAGTGACCCCTCAGGGGCTCGAACCCTGGACTCTCACATTAAAAGTGTGATACTCTACCAACTGAGTTAAGAGGTCTTTGTACACCCAACAGGAGTCGAACCTGTAACCTACGCATTAGAAGTGCGTTGCTCTATCCAATTGAGCTATGGGTGCTTAGTACTCGGGGCCGGGCTCGAACCGGCACGACCGCAATGGTCAAGGGATTTTAAGTCCCTCGTGTCTACCTATTTCACCACCCGAGCATATTATTAATCAAACCATTGAGAGCGATTCGTCTTTACATTCTTCACATATTTGTCAGGCTCTTCCAAACCTTTCTCTTCCATCGTATCAATAATCCGTTGATAATTTTCCATATCACCTTCCTTACCTACCTTCTTTGCGAAATCAAACTCATCATTAGTAAGTTCCCTACCTTCTACCTTTGCTGATATACTAGCATATCGTTTGGTATGATACTCACCCAATGGTTTGGTGAATTGCTTTAGGTATTCAGCTTGAGAATCTAAATACTCAAAGAACTCATCTTCTGACAATTGTTTCATCTCATCTTCTGTGAGTTCGTTGTCTGGATCGTATAACATATTACTTTAACCCTTTAGTTGTTTTTCTACCTAATGAAATCGCAATCTCTGATGGTGTCTGTCCCATCTTACATTGTTTCTTATACCACCAATACATATCTTCAGTAGTACCCTTACCTCTTTGTTGTTCTAAACACTTATCCCAAAGGTCTTTACCAAACTCAGATGTAAGTTCATCTCTCAATCGTTTGAGGCGAGTTTCTTCTTCTTCCAATCCAACCTCTTCTAACTTATATGCTTTGATTCGTTTCATCTTAGCATACTGATGAGCCTCTACCTTTCGTTCGTTGATATCTGTGATTGATGATGTCTTCATATACTCATCATACATCTTATGATACAACTTATGATTGTCTTCTGCTTCTTTATAGAATGGTGAATACTCAAAGTCACCATTACGAATCTTCAACAATAAAGGTGCAGATGATTTTAAAGGTTTCTTACGATACTTGTTTGATGTATACCATCTAAAGGGATTGTATCTAGCCATTCAATTATTATTAGGTTGTAAATATACTAATAAATTTGATACTATCCAATAATGAATGTGTTAAGATTTTGTTAAATATGACAACTCTTCTTCGTAGATTGCTTTGTGGTCTAATAGAATCTGATGTAGTGTATTACCATACTCTTCCATCAATTCATCGGATTCCCACATCTCTTCAATATCATAATCTTCTGATGGATCGTACCACTCAGTATCAGTATAGTGTTCAGTTGTAAAGTAGACGCCACAGAAATTAAAACCCTCATCTTCAAAGGTGTTGTATACCACAACATCACTTTTTATTTTACGGAGGTTTTCTGCAAGTCTACCAACGAACCCATTGATAGCATCCCATGCAGATGTCATAGTGATATGTTGTTCTCCATCTGAATCATCTTCGATACGGCCATGCATCCACTTAGAACCACAATTAGTGTCGTACCATTCTCTATCATATACAGATGGTACTTCTTCACCGAAGACTCTTTTAGCCAACTCTTCAGTCCAAACATCATATTCACCTTCTGCTGTGTTGAATACTCTTTTCAATTCGTTAAGAACTTCTTCGTTTGAGTTCTCAACAATAATGTAGTTTTCGATATGATTTGCCATAGTTGTTTTATTTATTACTCTTTTCCATAGTTCTCTACTCCCATCTTTACCATCACTCATCAGTTCTATTTCTATTCCTTAGAGTGAACCAATTGTGGATGGACATAGTGACACCTGATATAACCATTAGTCCACCGATGAATACACTACCTGCCCACGTGCCAAACATTTCGATGTTGGACATAACATACATCGTTAACATACCAACAAAAGAAAACCATAGTAGAACCCATATAACATCAGGCACTTTTCTGATTACCTTCGATACTTTCTCTACTTTCTTATCGTGTTCTACTCTTGATAATGCATCTTGTAAATCCCTACCATAAGCAGGGATGGTATCAGTAGAACCATCTTCGTTGAGAATTTCAATCTCATACTTCATCCAATCAGGAAATGATTTACTATCCTTTCGATAGCTAACATTGATAACTTTACGCTTACTCATAAGTTGTTAGTTTGATGGAGTTCTCCACTCCTTTACTTCGTATGTACAATTGTGATTAGAATTTGCTTGAAAGATATCTGCCATCCTTTGGGCAGACTCGAAAGTATCCCATTCCATAGGGATACCTTCAGAATCATTCACAATAATAACGTGAGGGTTATTAGGGTTGTGCTTTAGAATAATAAAAGACATAACTTGTTTTAAAAATAGTTTACCAGGGAAGTCCTGTTGATGTTGGGTTTGCCGCTCTATCAGCCAGAGCTATGAGCATCATTCTATTCATATTCTCTAAGTTTGCGATACCAACTTCACCCAATGCATCCATTACCCATTGGAGTACAATTTCTTCTGTTAGGTCATCATATGCAATAAACCCTTCTGAGTTTTCATTACCACTCAATTTTACAGAAGAAAACTCTTCATGCGTATGTCCATCCAAAGTTGATGTAAATGTAAAATCTACATACTCTACCAAACCTGTGTTTTGGTATCTAATCATATTCTTAATTCTCCAAACAGTTTCCACAATATTACTTCTTAAATGAGGTTACCATTTCTTTTAAGATGTCCCAATTTCTGGTGAAGAATACTCCGAATGCTACACCAGCAGAAATCTTAGCTCCTACCATCCAAAGACCTACACCTACCGCCAATGCAGTTAATGCAGTAAATCCTTTGGTGTTAATCCAACCGATTAACATTTTAATCATTTGTTTGAGTTGTTCCATTTGTTCTCCTATTTTGATTTAGATATAAATATACAGATTTAAAGTTGTTGAACTTTCTCTATAGCCTCTGTTATCTCATCCTTACTCATATACGACAATACATCGCTTGTAATTTCTGTATCGTAACACAAATCACCATCTTTGATAACGGCGAGTTCATATCGTTCATAAAAGTATGGATTGGGTAAGTACTCTCTTGGAGATGAGTACGCAGTCGGGCCAGCAATAACCGATACCCCATAACCATTATCGAATTGTAATTCAGCTTGATACGATGTACCAAAGTTAGGGTTAGTCGATACCTCCTTAAATTTCAAATCTTTAAATCCTTTTGTCATTAGTTCAGTTTTTAATGTTGATACAAATATACAAAATTCTTTTCAGAATTCCAAATGTGTTTTTAGATTTTTTTTGTGTGTCACTTAAAGGAAAATGCCTTTCCCCCGCCCATTGCCCATAAATCAAATTGGTGAGTCTACATAGACTCTTAGACCAACACCACATCTACCATAGCGTGAATGTAGTGAATATATTTTGATTCCTCTTTCATCATAGGTAATGTCCTTTTCCCAAAATCCTGCAGAGGTTTTCCAACTTATGATTCTGTTTTGGGAATCATACTCTGCTTCTCTCCAATACCCATCCGATGTTTCGTGCTTTGTAACATTTCCTCTTTTATCGTAGTCTCTTTTCCACCAACTCTTTTCCCATTGGTGAAATACAATCCTACCTTCAGAGTCTTTTACTTCCACCATTTCTTTCGTTTAGACTTCATCAATTCTTGCATCTGTCGTATACTTAACCAATTGATAAGTACAAATGTTGATATAAGAGAAATCAAACTGATTCCAACTACCATCAAACATATCATTATAATTTCTATCATATTATTTTCCATTCCAATATTCATCCCAAAAGTAGTATTGTGGTTTATATTTATTTGATTCATTTTTCTTTTTAGAAATAGGGCTCTTAACCCTATTACTATCTTTAGTATTTTCTTTGTTGTTAAGAGCCATTATCTTTTTTCTTCGAAACCCACATTATAAATGTATATACTATGAACGCAACTACTATTGAATCTAAATGATTCATACCTATCCTTCATATATATTACATTGTATAAATAGGTCTTTAGTTTAGTATTCCTATTCTATCTGCTAAAGTCCATCCAACAAACTGAAGTGTATTAGCTCCAACTGAATTTGTTTTAGTGGTATACATAAATGATGAATCTGTGAATGCATTACCACCTGAGAGGTCTTTAAAGATTTGATGGAAAGTTTGGTTGGATTGGAACTCCCAAGGATAGTTGAAATTCAATCCACCATTTTTATAAAGTAAAGATGTTGTTATATCATCTATTTCTACATCACTTTCATTAGAGAA